CATTACCGCATCATCGTGAAAGCCTGAAGGTGCGGAGTACTTTACCCCCGTTGCCGTGTATTGATATTCAAACACTTCTAACTCTTGGCTTATTATCCCATCGGGGTAGCCTATTTTCCCTTGATGTATTGCAGCTTGTAAGCCTTCCATTAGCTGCTGCTTACTTGAACTTGTGAACTTTAAGCCTTGTATCATTACCCCTTCTCTTTGTAGGTCTTCTAAGATAGGGTCTCCAACCCCCGTACTATCGACAAGGATAGGGCATTTAGGCAGCCTAAGGATAGTTTGCTTGGTATTGTGCCAATCCATTTGAAAGCGGTCAAAATAAGCCACATTTCCGTCTTCGTCTAAGCCTACGATAACAGTCCAATCGACCGACTTGGCTAGATCAATCCCATAAGCTACTACCGGCATTGTTGTAACAGGGTGTAAGCACTTGCGTATATGTTGACTTCCGAATGGGTTTGCTGCGTTCTCAGCCGGGTTTGCCATATACTCCTGCTCAAATACAACCTCAGGCAATTGCTTACGAGCATCGTCTATTTCGTTAGGGTCTATGTAAGGGTTATCGTATGTAGTAAACTTAAAGCTTTGCCAATCCGGTTCGGCTTTGCTAAACAAACTAAAGAAGTAGTTTTTACCTTTTGGGGTGCTAAGGAATATAGCTTTACCCTTATAGTCAGTTAAGGTAGGTCTTATTGAGTTTAGCCACCCGTCTTCTAAGTTAGGTATAAAGGAAGCCTCGTCTATTACTGCTAAGTGAAACTTTAAACCTCTAAGATTGTCTAACCTTTCGCCCGTAAAGAAGCGTATACTCCCACCCGTTATGAAAGTAATAACCAGGTCGCTCTCGTTCTTAGAATATATCTCAGGTGGTAATAGGTCTACTATCTCCTTAAAGAATATCTTACCTAATTGGTAAGTAGGGGTAATGTAAGCTACACGCTTTTTATTGACCGCAGTATCTATGCTTATCGTTTGGCTAATCAATGACTTACCAAACCTTCTACCTGCCATCATTACAATAAACCTACTATCGCATTCAATTACTTGCTTTTGCGCTGGGTGTGGGTTATGTAATTTCAAGCCTACTGTCTGCATTATCTATCGTAAGTTATTTTAATCTCACTTACTTCGTGCTTGTTTTCTGACTTCTCTACTAAGCTATTTAATCGCTGAGTTATGCTTGGATTGTAAACCCCTGCCATTCCCCCTTCGATTTGATCTTGTCTAATTGTTTTTCTAATACGCGAACAGATAGTGCGAAAATCCTCATAAGCATTATCTGTGTTAGCAAAATACTTACCTAAATCTGATATAACCCCTTGATTATAACAGTAGTTTTCAAAACCTTCTATTGTCAAAGGTCTTTCTCTAAGTCTGTAAACTTCGTCACCATCTTTACCTACGAAGTCGTGTACTTTAATAGGATTGCTTTTACAATACTCGCAATATTCAGTAAAGTATTGAAGCATTAATTCAGGTGTCTCAATTGCTTTATGCCTACCCATCTATTTTGTTTTTATAGTGTTGACATATCCTATCCATTACGGATAAGTAATATGTGTTAAAATCTTTGTACCCTTCGTTGTCTTGTTCGTATGTTCTGTATAAGATGCCTCTAAGTCTTTGACTTGGTGTCTTAAATGTATCTACGTCTGCTTTTAAGTTTTCTACTATGTCTTGCTCTTCTTTGCTAAATGGCTCTTCTTTAATTGCTAAGTAGCAGAACTGTTGGTTAAGCTGAAATAAAGAAGCAGCATCTTTAGGACTTAGTTCCTGGGTTGCTAATGTTAGTTTTATTGTTTTGTCTTTGCGTGAGGCTATGCTCTCTATTTGGCTTGATAGTAATATCATAGTATTCCGTTAATTATATCGTTTGCTTCGTCTATTGCGTCTTCTTGATCTAAGTAAGTATCTACGTCTGCTATGTGCTTATTGATTAAAGTTTCTGCCATTGCATAGGTGTAATTACCTATTGTAGTCATATCGTCTCCATTCATACCTGTCTTACATACTGCCACGAAGTAAGCTCCTTGTCCTTTGTAATCTTTAGGTCTTGGGTTATGCTTATTAAAGGACTTCTTTGCAGAGCCTCTTTTGCGTTTGCCAAAGCTAACTTTGTTATTGTTCTCTTTAATCTTTGCCATAATTCTTTGCGTGTATGTCTTTTAGAAACTCTTTATATTGTTTTTTGTCTCCGTATTCTATGTGGCACTTTCTACACAAACCCATAAGGTTTTCTATTGTGTCCTTGTCATTACTTCCACCCATACCCCTCGCCTCAATATGATGTACGTCTACCGCTTGTGAGCCACACACTTCGCAAGGAATGAAGTCGGTTTTTTTATACCCCATTCCCTGCAAATATATTTGTGTGTGTTTCTGCATAGCTTCCCCATTAAATTTTCCGTTGATTAATAATTAAAAAATTTAACTATGCAAATTATTTATCAGCCTTTGGGTGTCCCTTTGGCAACAAGTCATAATCGGTTGTATATTTTGAGTTTTCAGGTCTACCATTTTTTAACAAATATAAAAAAGCATTTACCCTCGCATACGCCCATTGCTCGGCTGACTTTACAACAGGACTTCTTGATGTGTTATATGCTCCAAGTCCTCTTTGAAATACCGACTTCAATGCTCCAAGTCCTGCTCTTCCGTTTTTAGTATTGCTTTCTTTTTTGTTGAAATCATCTACTTTATTTTGTAAAGTTTTTTCTTGTTCTGCGGTTACCTTTGCCCCACCTTTACCAGAAGCATCTCCTTTTGCAGTTCCTTCTCCTTTTGGATTAGGGTTTTTAGTATCTGACTTTGGAGCTTTGGGACTCCCTTTGATGCCACCCCTTTCGCCAACCTCAGCTAAATCTTCTTTATGATATAAGTACTGGCTATCTTCTGTATGTACCGCACCTGTCATTAGTTTGCCACTTGCGTCTTTATGAGTTGGTCCAGTGTATAAAGTGCCATCTGCTAAATAATGCGGAACTCCAACCTCAAACTTATCTTTGTCAATCTCTTTTAGTTTGTTAATTGCCCATTCAACACCACTCGTCCCACCCCAAGCGTCCCACATTAAACCGCCACAACCTTCGCTATAAGGTACATCTTTGTGTTGTTGATGTCTTTTAAATGAAGCCATACGAGCAATAGTATCTCTACTAATAGGCTCACGATTTGCCAACTGTCTTGCCCTTGCCTTGCCTGTTGCTTCTCCGCACGAACCCCAACCATTTTTATCTGCCCATTCTATTGCCCTCTTTGCATTGTTAGTAGCTGACTCAGGATAGTCGGTATAACTTTCGGCAAACTTTCCACCTGCTAGAATAGCTTTCCAAACCTTCATAGCTTTTTCTTCGGTTTCAAATACGCAACCGCCGTTACCTATCTTATATTTTCCGTTTGAGCATTTTATTACTGGCATAGTTTACTATAAATATACTTTCGGTCTAAATTTATCTCGTCAAAGTTATACTTCTTTTCGCAGAACTCAAATAGCTTTTGTCCGCTTTCCTTACGCATATCCGCATCGCTTACCAAATCTCTTATATGTTTGTACCAATCCTTTTGGCTTTTAACGTAATGTACGGGCATATCTAAGTAAGGGTTAACGTGGCTAACTATGGCAGGGTTCTTTTTAGAAGCCGTTTCTAATACTTTAAGGTTGGACTTCATAGCGTTGAACTTGTTATCTACTAATGGTATAACTGAAATGTCTGAGTCCGTATATGCTCCCATATATTCCGTAATCTTTGCATAGTTATAGATCGTAGGGTTTAGCTTTAAACCACAAGTGAAGGCATCAATCATTTTATCCCATATCGGTTTCTCGCCGTCATTGTAACCTGCTATTACAGTTCTTATATTCATACCTTGCAAACGTTTGAACGGCTGCCTAAGTATTTCTAAATCTCGCTCGTGCGTTCCGCTACCTGACCAAAACAACCTGACCTTGCAATCTTCAGTCTTGTTATCCTGGAACTGCTCTTGCCCGTAAGGTAAAGCGTTTGGTAATATTTGAACGTTCTTATTGTATGGTGTTATCTCCCCTGCTAACCTTTCGTGTGTGCAGGTGCAAAGGTCTGCTATCTTTAAGTAATCGGTAATTAGTTTAGGTATATTGTTGAGCTTATATCTTAAATACAATAAATGGCTTTCGTTTAGTTCCCAGTAATCGTCATTGTCCACTACCAACTTGAAGCCATACTTAGTGCGCCAGGTGTCCATTTGCTTTGCATCTATCTCGTTAAGCATTCTATTCATTAACACAATATCCCACCCCTGCTCAAGTAGTTCGTCATTTAATACATCGGTAATAAGTGCGTATTCTTTTTCTAAGTGTACTATCGGCATCATTATTCTGTGCAGTCCTACACCTGAGTTAGCAGAAGTTATACAAAGTATTCGCATCTTATATTCTTTTGGTTGTGGTATATGTCTTGGTATTTCTCCCATACGCTTTGCGCCCGTGCCAAACTTTCGTCTTTCATTCTTCTGTACTCCGTTCCGTTGCCGACATCGTGTCCTATATGTTCTGACCTCATATCCGGCAGGTAGTAGTTAGTAAAGCCTGATATAGTTGCTCGTTCTCCGTAATCTCTATCCTGCATTCCATAAGGGTCGTACTCGGTATTGTAACCGCCGACCGCATCTATTAGTTCACGGGTAATAAAGTTATCTCCAAAAGGGGTATGCGTTTTATGTACTCCGTCTACTATTGGCGGTAAATCTTCTACGCAATGTATTCCAATTATGCCTGTCTTTTCTATTCGTTGTGCAAACAAAACAAACTTAGCTAACCAATCTTGTGGTAATAAAATATCATTGGCTAATAAACAAACCGCATCATATTCCTGGGTTATGCGTAACCCTGCGTTTACTCCTGCTGCTATGCCTCGCTTTTCTTTTGATAAGTCATAACCAGCAAACGGGTAGTTAAAAGTTTCGTGCGTATCGCTTCCGTTATCTATTAAGAAGCAGTCCGCATTGTAACCACTATTAAAAAAGTTTTGGTTAATTACACGCTGTGTTAAGTCGTGTCTGTTTTGTGCAAGTAATAAGATTGCTACTTTCATTATCTTATGTTTGAGCCTATTTCCCTTGCAGGTACTCCTGCATATTTAGTATTTGCTTTTGCATCTCCTTTAACAAAGGCACTTGCGCCAATCATACAATTCTCGCCTACATTTGCAAACTGGTGCAGAACTGCGTTAAGTCCTATATTAGCACCTTTGTCTACAATAGAATGCCCACCTATTTTTGCTCCGCAACTTATAGTAACATTATCTAAAATTGTGCAATCGTGTCCGATGTGTGCGTGTTTCATTATGAAACAATTATTTCCAATAAAGGTATCAATCTCAGTTCCTGCATCTATTGTTACAAGTCCTGTAATAACATTGTTATCGCCTATATAAACTTTGCCTATTTCTTTATTCCAGAACTTTTTATGCTCTCCTTTGTCGCCAATAATACAATAAGCACCAATGTAGTTTCCGTCTCCGATAATTACGTTATCGCCAATGATAGCGGTAGGGTGGATAAAATTAGCCATTCTTTTTTTTATTTTTTGGTTTAGGTTGTAAATCGTACCATTCGTACAAACGTTTTATCATATCAAATATACAATGGCTACACCATACTGTCAATATGAAATCTGGACTCATATACTTGCGGTATATATGCTCGTACATTTTTAAGATGTCTAAATCTATATTCCTTACATAACCATTCTGCACCATTTCGTAATTAGGTCTATGTAGGTCTAAATAATTTCTGTGATCTATTTCCATAAGTTCCACATTAGTTTAGATAGTAAAGGTGCTAATACTCCTGGTATAAATACAAACGCAATAATATCGGTACATATTACAGGTAGTAAATATAAAACTAAACCTGTCCAAGCTGCTAAACAACTCGTGCAACTAAAAGGCTTGAAATCTAATTTCCACTTTCTATGAAATTGGTGTATCTCTACAAAGAATA